CTATGGTCGTGTGTTTACTGAATCTTATATGTTCAGTAATGGTGTTGTTGGCTTCCTCAATCCTACAAATTCTTGGTGTTGCACAGGATTTGACCTAAGAAACAACAATGGCACTCCTTTTAGCTTTGCCATCATGCCTTTACAGACAGACCTTCTTAATTACTCAGGTAGATTCTTGACTGAAGGCACACCACAATATCAGCGATATGTCTGGGAAAATATCTCCGAGTATGGCGCACCACAGAACCTAAATACCTTTGGTGTCGAGATTAGACCTAGTGGCTATATCGGTATGCACTATGAACAGGTTAATATTAGTCCTTGGAGACCTGTCACTATCGGTAGGACAGGGGATGTCGGTGAGTTCCACCAGTATTATCATGGAGCTGGCTTTACTCAGGGTAGCTTTAACCATATAACAGAATCAACTGGTAATGCCTGTTTGACTAATCCTTTACACAATTCTAGCTGTGCAGGATACCAAGAAGCATATCTAGCTCAACAATGTGGTATATCGCAGCTGTATAGCGCACAATGCCCTAATTATGAGCAAGCATACCTAGAGCAACAATGCTCATTAAATGCCTTGTATAGCACCTCTTGTCAGGGATATGAGCAAGCCTACTTTAATCAGCAATGCAGTATTAATGCACTCTTTAATAGAGAGTGTGAAGGTTATGCCGAAGCCTATGCTTTAGCTAATATCATTGTTCCTAGCGCACCTACTGTCATTACTAGCGAACCACAGATATTCGCAGACCCAGTAGTTAATCAAGCTATTGCAACTCCTTCTACTACAAGCCAGACAAGTCCTACTAGTGTAATGTCTCGACAAACTGTAACTAGTCAGGCAACTAGTCAGACCGAGAAGAAAGAGGAAAAGAAGGAAGCTAAGAAAGAACACCCAAAAACACACCCAAAAGCACCCATTAAATCAAAAGCACCAGAAGTAGTTGTAGATAGACCAATTCCTCAATCTCCTCAGATTGTGGATTTGTTGTACCTACAGATTATCAAGAGACATATTCAAGACAATGGCAAGGCTTTTTACTTCTTAACAAAAAACAGTCAAATTAAGCATGAGGAAATGGTAGATGGACAATATAGAAAAAGAGATTAGTGTCGGTGGTTTTAGTTTTAAACTAACGAATAAGCTAATGGTATTAGTTATAACTATTGCACCTGTGGTCGGTGGTGCATTTTGGGGTGCTTTTGAGTTCTATAACGACTATATGGGTATGCGCTCTGCCATTAAGAACTATGTCAGCCCTGACTTTACAGAGTATGACAAGAAGCTGGCATTGATGGAAGAATCCACAGCCAAGGTCAATGACTACACCAGAGACATCAAGAATGATATTAAGAATGATGTCCGCAGACTAGAGAAGATTGTTGAGCAGGTCGAAAGAGATGGTAAGCAGTTATCCAGAGAAGTAGACAAAGACTTACGAGAGATGCGAGACCAGACCGACAAGAAGATTAAGCGAGCTTTAGATAACCCATTATCAAATAACTAGGAGTAAATATGCTGTCATTATTTTCAACCATTGGTGGTCTATTAGTATCAGGTCTTCCAAGTCTATTAGGCTTTTTTCAAGACAAAGCTGATAAGTCGCATGAGCTAGAACTAGCGAAACTACAGACAGAGCGAGAGCTTCAGATGATGGAGCGAGGCTTTATTGCACAGCAAAAGGTAGAAGAAATCCGCACAGACCAAGTAGAGATGCAGACTGCTGCCCAGATGCAAAATGCTGCTTTAGACCATGACAAGAAGATTATGGAAAAGGCATCAACTTGGGTAGTGAACTATGTCGGCACAGTTCGCCCTACAGTTACTTACTTGTTTGTATTAGAGTTGGTAGCTATTAACTTCTGGCTATGCTACAAATTGTTCTCTATGCCTAACCTAATCACAGGTGTTAATGACTTAGAGATTATTAGTGAGATGATTTTCTCCTCTGATGAAATGGCTATGCTTGGCGGTATCATTGGTTTCTGGTTCGGTTCTAGAAATTGGGACAAGAAGAAGTGAAAGTAAGTCAGAAGTGTATTGACCAAATTAAGAAAGATGAGGGTGTTCGCAACCGCCCTTATCAATGCCCTGCAATGCTTTATACAGTAGGTGTAGGTCATGTTATCGACCCTAGCCATGCCAAAGTGCCTTTTACTGAGAGAAAAACCCTGCCTATCCCTGCTGGATGGGACAGAGTTTTGAGCAATGATGAAATAGACGAAATCCTTAGAAAAGACCTAACTAGGTTCGAGCAAGGTGTATTGAGATTAATTAAGGTTAAGCTCACACAAGGTCAGTTTGATGCTTTAGTATCATTCTCATTTAATGTCGGACTAGGTAATCTACAGAACTCAACCCTAAGAATGAAGCTAAACAGGGGTGATTATGATGGTGCTGCCGAGCAGTTTTTGGTATGGACTAAGGCAGGTGGAAAAGTGCTAAAAGGTTTGGTTATTAGAAGAACCCATGAGAAAGAAATGTTTGAGTCTTGAAATTGTAATAATTCTATAGGAAACTAGGCAGATGAAATTAGTCACTCCACCAACTGTTCAAGCAGTATACGAGATGTTAATTTGTCTGCCACCTTTTAATCGGTGGAATTTACCGCCATCTAAACAAGTAGGGTTTGAGGTACACAAAGACCCTACCTGCTTGGGTGAATACGAGCCAGAACCCCATGTCATTAGAATCTCTGAAGCAAAGAATGGGCATCTGGATACTGTTGTAAAAACCGTAGCCCATGAGATTATTCATATGAGGCTATACCTAAAGGGCAGTAAGAACTGGGATAAGCATGATGCAAACTTTAATGAGTTATCGCATAAGATTGCTATCACTTTAGGATTCGACCCAAAGGAATTGTAATGGTTCAAGCATCATGTAATGAAGTAGAGTTTATAAGACTATTTAAAGAGCTTGGTTCTCCTCAAGCAGTAGCTAACTATCTAGGTGTCACAGTCAGGAATGTGTACCGTAGGAGAAATGATTTAGCAGCAAAAGGCATTGTGCTAGAGACTACAAATCATAGTGGCAATACAGTCCAGTATGACAAAGAAGGTCTAAAGCAAAAGCTAGAAGATAGAATTGGACAAGCTCATCATAATGTCCGCAGAGGTATCGCAATGGAGAAGGGCAGGGTCATTGTATTCTCTGATGCCCATATTATTCCTGACTACAACACTACAGCCTCAAGAGCTTTGATTGAGTGCATCAAAGAGTTTAAGCCAGAGGTCATTGTTTGTAATGGAGATGCCTTTGATGGTCAAAGACTAAGTAGATTCCCAAGGGTGGGGTTTGACCAAACCTATACAGTTAAGCAAGAGCTAGATGCTTGTGTCGAATATCTTGGTGAGGTAGAGAAAGCATCAACTTTCAAGTCTAATCTTATCTGGACTCTTGGAAACCACGATATGCGCTTTGAGTCTATGCTTGCAAACAGCTCTGCTCATAACTACGAGGGCATTAAAGGCTTTACCCTTAAAGACCACTTTCCGCTATGGCAGTCATGCTGGTCATACTGGATAAACGACAATACTCAGATTAAGCACAGGCATAAGGGTGGTTATAACGCTGGTCGTGCCAATGTCCAAGCAAGCTCTGTGCATACTGTTACAGGTCATACCCATGTCCTAACAGTTCACCCATTCACTACTTTAAACCCAGCATTTACTATGGGTACAGTCTATGGGGTGCAAACAGGTACTTTAGCTAATCCCTATGGGCAACAATTCAGCTATATGGAAGATTCAGCTAGAGACCATAGAAGCGGTTTTGCCATGCTTACTTATGAAAGAGGACAACTGCTACCACCTGAGTTAGTGCAAGTATGGGATGAGGCTGCTGGTGAAGTTACTTTCCGAGGAAAAATCTGGACTGTTTAAACTTTACCGATAGGGAATAATTAGCCATTTTGTTTCATATTCTGAACAAAACTTACCGTTCGGTAAATAATAAGAAACAAAGTGCATGAAACTTTAATCAATATATAAATATACTAACTATACCTACTAGGTAAATAATAACTGCTACAAGCTCAACCAAGAGCAAAGCATTGTCCCTGTATAGGTAGCCTTGGACTGTCCACAGAAAACTGCCTACAAGCCCAAATAATAGGTTTAAAGGGTATATATTGAGAGAAGTCAGGGCTATACCTATCAAACACAGTATAGTTCCTG